TTGCCAAATCCGAAGACCGGGAATTGACGGAAGACGAGTCTACCCGGTTTGATGAAATCATGGCCGAGCTAGGCCAGCCCGCCGAGGGCGACACGCCCGCCAGCGGACTCTACGAAGCCCAGTTGAAGGCCGAGAAGTTTGCTGCGCTAGTGCAGCAGGCGGCCGGTGGTGTGGCTCCTGCGAGCCAGATGCAGCCTTCCGCGGCATCGAATCGCCAGACGGTGGAACGCCCCCGCGTCAACGTCCGCTCGCCATCCGTGCGGAACTTCCGCGGCGAGGTCAACGGCGTGTCGGCTCAGGAGCGGGCCTATCGGTGCGGACACTGGATTCTCGCGACGATCAACCAGCAGTGCCCGGCAACGGCTCGCGGTCGTTTCCAGTCGTCGGTGGACTGGGTTCGTGAGAACATTCAGGGCGCCGTTACGACGACGACCGACGACGGGCAATTCTTTGTCCCGCCCGAATTCGGCACCGACCTGATCCGGTTGATCGAGATGTACGGCGTGGCCCGCAACCTACTCTTGCGGCTCACGATGACCAGCGACACCCGCACCGACCCGCGGCGGACTGGAGGCTTAACGGCCTATTTCCGCAACGAGAAAGCGGCGGGAACCGTCAGCAATGTGGCAGCCGACGACGTTACGTTGACCGCTCGCAACCTGATGTGCCTCACGTCGATGAGCAACGAGCTATCGGCGGACTCGGCAACGGAAATCGCCGACCTGGTGATTGCCGAAATCGCCCAGGCGTTCGCCGACAAGGAAGACGATTGCGCCTTCAACGGCGACGGCACTTCGACCTACGGCAGCATCCAGGGCTTCCGCTCCAAGCTCGGAGCGTTGACCGCTGGCACCGCTCCCGGTTTGACGGCTGCGGCTGGTACGACGTGGGCAAGTATCACGCTCGCCAACTTGGAAAGCGTGGTTGGTTCCTTGCCGCAATACGCGGATACCAGCGAGGCGACGTGGGTCTGCCATAAGACGTTTTTCCACACGGTCATGCAACGTCTCGAGCTGGCAGCCGGTGGCGTGTCGGCCATGGAAATCAGCAGCGGCGACCGCAGACCGCGGCCGTTGTTCCTGGGTTATCCGGTGACGTTCGCGCAGAAGATGCCGAGCGCGACCGCCGTTTCCCAAGTGCCGGTGTTGCTTGGTACGTTCCCGCTTGCTGGGCGTTTCGGCGACCGACAACAGGAATCCATTGCGTTTTCCGATTCGGCTACGGTCGGATCAGATAACCTCTGGGAAAAGAACATGATCGGAATTCGGGGTACGCTCCGCTTCGATATCAACGTGCATGACATCGGCGATGCCAGCGTTGCTGGCCCCGTTGTCGGCATCGAAACGACCGCCAGCTAACGCAGTCAGCTAAACCAACAAACGGAAGGAGCAACTAACCAATGTTGCCTCAAACGAAGAAAGTGCTGCTGACACCGCCGGCAGCAATCATTGATAACTCGGCGGTAACGGTCGCCGAGTTGGATACGCTCGGTTTCGACTACTGTGAAATCCTCGTGGTGATCGGTGCGACCGACATTGCCTTGACGGTATGCAAGGTTACGGAAAGCGACACGGCCGGCAGCGGTCACGCCGATGTAACCGGGCTGGTCTACGGCACGTCTACCAATATCGACGGCAGCACAAGCGCATTGCCTGCCGCCACCGACGACGATACGTTCCATTCGTTCCTGATCGACTTGCGAGGTCGCAAGCGATACCTGGATATGGGGCTTACCGTTGGCGACGGAACCAACGGTGCATTTGTCACCGTGATTGCCTTGCTGTATCGTGCGAAAGAGGGCATGCAAGTGGCCGCCGACTACGGTTGCGCCGAAGTGCTGCGAGTGTAACCCCAACCCGACAAGGCCCCCGGCGCCCAACTCGGGCGCCGGGGTTTCTATTATGGAAGTTCGAGTCAACTTGTTGCGACCGTGGCGTAACCACCAAAAGGTACCCACGATCATATCGCTTCCGCCAGGCATTGCTGACGCTTTGATCTCGCGCCCTGGCAAGTGGGCAGAATACTATCGAGCACCATTGAAGGAAAAGCGCCGTGGGCGTAGTGCTAAATTACAGCGAGTCGAGGACGAGCGACCCGGCAACGTCTCCGATTAAGCTGAAAGATATCAAGTCAGAGTTAAGCGTTTTCCACAACGAACGCGACGGCGACTTGCAATCAATGTTGGACGCCGCGGTCGATCGCGTTGAGACAGACACACGCCGAGCACTGATAACCCAGACGTGGGCGTGGGTCTATGACGAGTGGCCTGAGTTCCCATGGTCACTACCGCGGCGCCCGGTGCAAAGCATTGTTGTCACGTACTTAGACACAGACGACAACAGTCAAACATACGCGGCTGGTAACTACACGCTCAGCACAGCACGGGCCGCGGTATTCCTGAAACAAGCAAGCACGCTGCCAGCCTTGTCGGATGAAGTCGAGAACGTGACGTTCACTGCGGTCTGCGGGTTCGGCACTACGCCCGCTGATATCCCAGAACGATACCGGCAGGCGATAACGTTGCTTGTCAAAGAAATGTACGACGGATGCCCGATACCAACCATCATGGTAAATGGGCATGAGGTGTCTATGTACGATGTTCTGGTTGGTCAATTATCGTGGGGATCGTACCCGTGAGCCGATGCGGAACTTGCAAGGGTGTGTCAGCTAACGACCTGCGCAACCCGATCACAATTCAGACGCCGACCGCGGCAACAGACGGCAGCCCGACCGTAGCAAGTTGGTCGACGTTCCACAAAACACGCGCCCACAAAAAAGAATCGGCCCGCGGCGAGTCGATGAGGGGCGTGATGGTCACGGCGATCCGCGGCACGGTCTATACGATCCGCTACAAGTCTGGCATTACACCGCAGATGCGGATTGTGGACGGTAGCACGACGCGGAACATTACCGACGTGGTTGACCCGGACAACGGGCGCCGCGAGTGGCTGGTGATATCTTGCCTGGAGGATGAAGGCTGATGGCTGATATCCTCGCCGGTTACCGCACCTATCTGCTAACGCAATCCACGGTCACCACGTTGACCAGCACACGGATACAGTTCGGTTATCTTGGACAAAAGGCGACGCTGCCAGCAATCGTTCTGAACATGGTAAGTGGCAATCGTGACCCGCACTTCACTGGCTCCAATGGTTTGGTTGAGCAGCGTGTTTCGGTCAACTGCTATGCTGCGACGCCAAACGCTGCAACAGCACTCGCTGAGGCGGTGCGATTGGTAACAGACCGTTATACCGGAGCGTGGGGTAGTGAGACGGTGCAAGGGGCGTTCTGCGAAGTGTTCCGCAGCGGGTTTGAACCCATCGGCGACGGCGGCCAAGACCACCGGCAGATCGTCGGCTTCGACGTGATGGTGCATCATACAGAGGCGGCACCGACAACATGAGCATTACAGGCGCAGGCGGCGGTGATCGGGCGGCGTTGGCAATGACCGGCGACGCTGAGTTAATCGCTTGGTTTGAACAACTGCCGGCAACGCTCGCCCGTAAATACCTCCGCAAATCGGTGGCAGACTTCGGCCGCAAAGTGAACAAAGCGGCGCGGGCAAACCTCCGCACATTCGGGATCAAGTCACGAACGAAAAAGAATCTGCGTGTCATCAAGGCAAGTGCGCACGACGTGGCCCTAGGGATTGCCGACCGCACCACTATCGGCCTGGCTCGCTCGCTCACGGTCCGACCGTCTGGCTCGTGGCCGAGCAAGGCACAACTCGCGGCGGCAGGAGTGATCGCGGCGGCGTTCGGTCCGCGGTGGCCAGAAGGCGCCCATGCTCACTTGGTTGAGTTCGGCCATGATATTTATACACCCTTTGGGCAAGGGAACATTCGACACAAAAAGGCTATTCCCACCGGAGAGCGGACGACCCCCAAACCGTTCTACCGACCCGCAGTTGATTCTACCAAACCTCAATTTATCCCGATGATGGCCCAGTCGTTACGCACGGGCATGGAACGGGAAGCAGCAGCAAAAAGGAAACGCTAAATGGCAGTCTCAAATGCTACCCGTATCGCCAACGGAATGACCTTCGCGTGGACGACACAAACCGCGCTTGACGGGTTGGAGTTCACGTCAATGAGTCTAAACGGCGTGACCGTCGACATTCACGATGTAACGCACTTCGGCACCACTGGCGACGTTGAGAAAATCTTCGGTGAC